GTAATGCTAATGGCGGCAGGCTTTGCAATGCTAGAATCAGGATTAGTTAGGTCAAAAAATACGACAGCAATATTAACAAAGAATATAGGACTTTACTCATTAGCATGTGTATGTTTTTATATTATAGGTTACCAACTTATGTATGGTAGTATTTCAGATGGAGATCATTCAGGCATGGCTGATTTCTTTTTTCAGGTTGTGTTTGTAGCAACCGCGGCAAGTATAGTTTCGGGTACTATTGCAGAAAGAGCTAAGTTTTGGCCTTTCATGTTTGTGGTGCTTGTTTTAACCGCCTTTATATATCCATTGCAAGGTGCATGGACATGGGGTGGCGGATGGTTATCCGAAATGGGTTTTAGCGATTTTGCTGGATCTACTATTGTGCATTCAGTAGGAGGTTGGTGTGCATTAGCAGGTGCGATATTGTTAGGATCTAGAGCAGGACGTTATAATAAAGACGGAAAGCCTAATATGATGTCTCCTGCAAACTTACCTTTAGCAACTTTAGGTACATTTATATTATGGTTTGGTTGGTTTGGATTTAATGGTGGTTCCCAATTAGCGATGGGCACAAAAGCAGATGTAAATGCAATAGCAACTGTAATAGCAAATACAAATATTGCCGCATGTGCAGGTGCTTTAATGGCCATGGCAATGACTTATATATTTTATAAACGTATAGATTTAACTATGATACTTAATGGTGCTTTGGCAGGACTTGTAAGTATTACCGCAGGACCAGATTATCCAACCATGTGGCTTGCATGTGTTATTGGTCTTATCGGTGGTGCGTTGTGTGTATATGCAGTACCATTATGGGATAAATTAAAAATTGACGATCCTGTAGGAGCATTATCTGTTCATTTAGTAGCAGGTATATGGGGAACATTAGCAGTAGGAATTTTTAAAGAAGATGCTTCTATTGTTACTCAGCTATATGGTATTGCAGGTATTGGTAGTTTTGTACTCGTATCAAGTTTTATTGTTTGGGGTGCATTAAAATATACAGTAGGTATTAGGGTATCCGAAGAACAAGAAGAATCAGGATTAGACTTTGAAGAATTTGGTACTCCTGCTTACTCACTTTCTAAAACATCGGCAGTTTGGAAAGGCGAAGTAGTTGCCGCTCGTGGAAAATTATTAACAACCGCAATAGTTAATTAATTCATTTGGGGCATAACATTTCGATAAATATTAAGAATAAGGAATGTTACTATGCCCCGACTTAGCCTCTGGCGAGAAGAAAAGTCTAACGATTACAACTTTTTTGATTCAAACATTAGAGAACAATTTGAAGTAGGAGGGACTGCCTTCTTAGTTCATAAATATCTAGGACCCGAAAACGTAGGAGAACAAAACGATCCTACCCAACCTAATCATCATGCTTCAATGGATGGTGCTTCTGAATTAACAATTCAAGACATGTTATTAATGGAGAACAGGGATAGAAAATACGATCCTGATATATATGAATTACGTGGCTTATATAATGTAAGCGATAACGATTTTGACCTTTCACAATTTGGTTTCTTTTTAACAGCAGATAATTTGTTTGTATCATTTCATATTAATGATATGATAGAAAAACTTGGTAGAAAATTAATGTCAGGGGATGTATTAGAATTACCACATTTACGTGATGATACATTGTTAGATCCAAATGCAGGGGCCATTAATAAATTTTATGTAGTTGAAGATGCAAATAGAGCATCAGAAGGATTTTCACAATCTTGGTGGCCTCATATATGGCGTGTTAAAGTAGGACCAATGACAGATACACAAGAATTTCAAGATATCATGGAAACCGATACTGATGTGCTTAGTACATACACATCTGAAATTGAAATATCTGATGTAATTATAGAAGCCGCAGAACAAGAAAATAAGGGATACCTTGATACTTCTCATTTATTTGATTATGACTCGATTTCGCCTGCACACGGAACACAATTTCCGGCAAATCCTGCCGAAGGGGATTTCTTTGTACGAACAGATTTTACACCAAATAGATTATATAAACGTGTAGGAACATTATGGACATATACAGCAGATCATAATCCAAATGATGATAGTTGGGAAGCAAGAACATTTTCGCAACGAAGATTTACAAACAATCCAGATACAATATCTATGCCTGGAGAAGATGTTAAATCTAAACAAGGATTATCTAGTGTAATAAAACCAAAGAGTGATGTATAATGGATTTTTTTTACGATAAACAAACTCGCAGATATTTGCAACAATTTATGCGACTATTTGCAAATTTTCAAATTGAAATAGATCGAGCAACAGAAACATATAGAACTGTTCCTGTAAGATACGGTGATGCAAACCGTATGGCAATGCATGTTTTAAAACAAAATTCAGAAAATGTAGTAAATTCTGCACCATTTATTAGTTGTTGGATTCAAGCATTAGAAGTAAGCCCAGAGTCTAGACGAGCACCGATGGAAATAGATAAAGTACAGGTGTTTGAAAAAAAGTTTAATTATACAACAAATGAATATGATAATGAATTAGGTAATACATATCAAATCGAACGGCACATGCCAGTTCCTTATAATTTAACAATGCAGGTAGATATATGGACAAGTAACAGCGACCAAAAATTTCAATTATTAGAACAAATTTTAACTTTATATAATCCTGCTGTTGATATTAATTCTACAGATAATCCATTCGATTGGACAAGATTATCTATTGTAGAATTAACTGGTGTGCAATGGACAAATAGATCTATACCAACTGGTGTAGAAGATATGATTGATATTGCAACTCTAACATTTAAAATGCCTATACATTTAACAGTTCCTGCAAGAGTTACAAAACAAAAACTTATACATCAAATTATTTCATCTGTAGTTACTGCAAAATCGACAGCAGAAATGGAACAATTTAGAAATGATGGTTCAATTCCAGGAGCAGATTCTAGTTATATGGTAACAACTTTTGGTGATAGGGTTGTAAACTTTACAGGCACATTATTAACATTATTAGATAAAGATGGATCACCTACTACAGATACTTGGGAAGATTTATTTAAAGAACGAGGTGCTGACTTTAGAACAGGAGTTAGCCAAATTAAATTAATGGATGCTTTAGTAGAAAGCGAATCAAACTTTCAAGTATATGGTACTTTAACTGATCCAACAGGTTCACAACTTACCGCAACTATAGATACAGATACTCTACCTACAAATTCAGCAGAAACTGCTACAGTAGATGCTATTATAGATCCTACAGTTGCTTATCCTGGCGACGGTACATTACCAGCGGCGGCCGATGGCCAACGATATTTGGTGCTAAACGAAGTACCAGTAGGTACTCCTTGGCCAGGGGGATCAGGAACCGGAACTGTAGGTGAAGAATGGGCTCTAGAATCATCTGCACACGGAAACAAACATATAAATGATGTTGCTTATCATAATGGTTTATTTGTATCAGTTGCAATGGATGGTAAAATGCAAAGTTCGCCTGGACACGGAGAAGTTTGGACTGAACAAACTTCAGGTACAACCAAATCCTTGTATGGTATTACTTATGGAAATGACCAATGGATTGCGGTAGGAAATGATGCAACTATTATTACCTCACCTGATGCAATTACCTGGACTGCTCAAACGCCGCCAAATGCATTTACAAAACAACTTAGAGCTGTTACATGGGGAAATAACCAATATGTTGTAGTAGGTGCCGGCGGAGCTCTTATTACTTCTTCAGATGGAATTACTTGGACTGAACAATCAACACCAATTACAGTAACAATATTTGATGTTATATATGCAAATAGTTTATATGTTTTTGTAACTTGGAATGGTAAAATTTATACTTCATCGGATGCAGTTACTTGGACCGAAAGAACGTCTGGATCATCAGAACATCTTAGAGGAATAGCATATGGAAATAATACATTTGTTGTTACAGGAGTAAATGATGCTATTCTTACATCTACCGATGGAATTACATGGTTTTCAAGGAATTCAGGAATAACAGACGGGTTTTATGAAGTTACTTTTGGTAATGGAGTTTTTGTTACCGCAGGAAGTAATGGAGTTATTGCTACTTCATCAAATAACGGTTTATCGTGGACACAACGAACATCACCTACTGTAAAACATATATATGGTTTAACATTTGGTGGGCATACATTTATTGGAGTAGGACATAATGCACATATTGTTTCTTCAGATATCCACGGAACACACGGCAATAAGTACGATATAATACAATATAGCCAAACTGGCTCTGAATGGGTTGTAGATTTTGATTCGAGTACCGCATATGTTGGTTGTCCTCAAAACGAACATACAGTTAAATCTACATGTGAAGCCGCCGGTCATACATGGGGAACTATAAAATTTACACAAAATGCACAAGACAGTAAAAAATGGAAATGGAATGGTATCGAATGGATTAGTGCAATCGAAGCAAATTATCCATCCGGGTATTGGAGATTATATTTATGACTAGCGGAGTAGGTGCTATCTTTTTGTCTTTGCCCACTAGTAGAATATTACTTCAAATGCGATCAAAAAATGTCAGTCATCCTGGCACATGGGCATTCTGGGGTGGTAAGGCAGAAAAAAATGAACAACCATTAGAAACATTAGAACGAGAATTAGAAGAAGAAATGGGTAAACTCCCTGTTTCACATAAAATATATCCTTTACATATATTTGAATCCAATAATGGATTTAATTATAAAACTTTTGTTATTGCTTGTTATGACGAATTTGTTCCTGTTTTGAACAAAGAGTCTAGTGGATATTGTTGGGTAGATATTGGTGCTTGGCCAAAACCGTTACATTCAGGTGCAAAATTGGTTTTTTATGATAAATCTGCTATTAACAAAATAAAAACTATAGCAACAAATGTAGAAAAACTAGCCGCTTAACGATAATCTAAACCAACTATTTGGCCATACCAAGTAGTTCCATTATCATATGTAATAAACGAAAAAATATCTACTTTATCTGCACCGTCAGTTAATGCAGGAGGATCAAAATCTAATAATGATCCGTCACCAAATGATCCTGGCCATTTAAATGCAGTTAATGATGCCCATGTAAATTGGCGTGTTGTACTACCTTGAATAATTTTCATAGTGAAAGAACTTACTCTGTTTGCTTCTTGATTTGTATTGTTTACTGTAAATGTCTCTATATTTCCTGAAAGACTTTCAAGGTCTACTACAAAATGATTACCTGTTGCTAAATCAACAGTAATCGATGATGTAGAAATATTTTCCATAGAGACATTGTTTAATGTAAAAGAATGATTATGAGATGTACAATTAGGATTATGTATAACTGTTGCTGTTAGTATCTCACCGCTCCCGCCTACCGCAGAAACTGTTACTATCCATGCTCCATTTGTATTGTCTGGTTTATAAGATGATTCCATTTTATCACCTGCGGCATAACCTGATCCGCGATCGTTATTTGCATGATTTCCAGGATCAAAATCAACAGTAAGACCGGCACCATCTATAGTACATTTTGCACCTACTCCAGATCCAGAAGCACTATTAACAGTAGATGTTCCTAATTTTTCAGTAATATTTTTTTCAATAGTTAAACTTTGTAGTACTACTTCTCCTCCATCTTTAACTAAAAATGTATCAACAGAATCATCTTGTATTTGTAAGTGGTGACCTGTAGATGTGCTATTAATTAA